CGATGGGAATTGATAATTAACCGAAAACACATAATGAAAGGGTAGGAAAATGACACGAGACGATTATGAATTATTCTGTGAAAAGGTAAATTCGGACAGTACGGCGTATGATTATGATGGGGCGAGGCATGGTCAACAGGTTCTTGGATTCCAGTTGTACGGGCTGTCGGCTAAACAGGTCGAGTGTTTTTGGGAACGGTATAAAAGACAGCGCACTCGTGAATACAAAACGTACGGACATACTCGCAAAAAATGGTATCGTTTTTCATGTAGTCAAGCGTGTTTGCTCAGGGCATAGTCTTACCGTAGGATTGAATCCGGCAAAATGTTAACGACTATTTAAGGGTAGGAAAATGAAAACGTACCCAACATACTGGCGCACCAGTAACACAAACGACTTGCGCGATTCGCTCATTGACGAAATCCAGCTTGACAGACTCGTCGGTGATGCAAGTGACGCTACCGCTGATTCGGCGATTGAAGCCGTGTATGATATGTACCCAGACGCATAGCCCAAACGCCCGCGCTGCGGTGTGGGTGCTTGTGCTATGAACTATTTAGGAATCTTTAAGAGTTGAAAGGGTTGGAAAATGAGTGAGTATAAAGTAACTACGTTATCAGAGTATGACGACGATGGAAGAGAAATCACCAAACGAATTGCTATCGTTAGCAACAAAAAACTCGTGGCGTCTATCTTCCCTAATCAAGGCCGTCCCGACGCGCAAATAGCTGACTTTATCTGTCGGGCATGTAATTGCCATGACGAGTTGGTGGAAACGTGCAGGCAGGCTGTACGTATGATCGAAGAGCTAACAGACTTTCCTGACGGAGACGGGGGTTGTGATTATGCAAGAGACATTAAAGCTACTATCGCCAAAGCAACGAAATAAGAACCGGGGGAAATGAAAACGATTGTTGAAAGGGTTGGAAAATGGACGAACACATCACAGTATCAATGCAGTCGTTAAATGATCCCGTACCCGATATGACCCGTTGGACTATGGCCGGATTACGACGATGGTACAAACGGACGCGATCCTCTACGAATTCGACCGCCGTCATAATGGAATTGATCCGAAGAGGATACACGAAGGAACAGGCGTGGAATTTATTAGACTGAGCATTTTCTACCCTGCCCTCTGGCCGTTGCGCCGGGGGGCCGGGTGTTTTTGAAAGGAGAATGAATGATGAAAGCCATAAAAGAATTTGACAGGCCCCTTAAGCCGGGAGATATTTTGACCGCTACGGCAAACTTGCGAGGAGTGGCACGGATAGATAAGGGCGATACGGCAAGGTATTTAGGCAATGGTCAAATCCGCGTCTTGACCGGGCGATCTACGGGCTGGACATTTGAAATTACACTCGGTGGCTCACCGTTACCATTTATTAAACGAGGAGATTGAACGATGAGTGATAAAAAACTAATGGAACAATGGATGACAACGCCACGCGAACGCTATTTGAACGATGCTCAATTTCGTCAACTCGTTAATGCTATGGTGGGATACATCACTAACTGTTTATATACACCAAGCGAAATGCGAGAAGCCGCAATCTTAGCATCTATCCTTTACAACGAACAACATCTACAGGTTGGTCGTGTCGTACCCGACTCTAAAACAATGGCCGCATTACAGAAGTCGTTGCAAATACAAGAACAATGGCTGGAGAATGAACGATGAATAAAGACACAATACAGGACTATTGGTGTTACGGCTGTGGCCTTGTCGCTAATACTGCATTTGCGTGCCCTTTGTGCGGTAGCATCGACTACCGCACAATCACACTAAACATAGCGGACAACCCCAAAAAAGACCTCATCCGTACATTATATGAGCATGGATCACTGTTTGTTCACCGACACGATGGCAGGCTTGAAATCCGGGATCGCAGCATTGGCCCTGTCGCGATAGAAGGAAAGAAAACGCCATGAAAGTGCAAGCCTACAGCTATGATCGAGTAAGTTCTAAAGGCCAAATCCCCGGACATGGTTTTCAGAGACAGGACGATAAAATTCAGACATGGGCAGATCGCAATGGTTATGAGATTGTGGACTCGTTTCGGGATGCGTGGACAGGCACGGACGAAAATCGCCCAGATTTTATGAAAATGCTGTCGAAGCTTATAGCAAACGGCGTTAAAACCGTGCTCGTCGAGAGTCAATCGCGATTCGCGAGAGACCTTGAAGTACAAATAAATCTTATGGCCCTACTGGTAAGCCATGATATTACCCTGATTTTCTGTGATACTGGCATGGAAATTACACGGAATACGATCCAGAATCCCATTATCAAGGCCGTGGTCAATATCCTTGGCGCGGTGTACGAACTGCACAAGGACATCATTGTAGATCGCATGAGGTGTGCTCGGGAAGCCAAGAAAGCCGCTACAGGCCGATGTGAGGGAGATAAGCCCTATGGGACCAAACCGGGGGAGAAAGCCGTTGTATCACGCATACAGGCCCTCAGACGGGCAGGTAAGAACTACTCTGCGATAGCCCGGATACTTAATGAGGATGGGGTCAAGTCTCGGTATGGTGGACGGTGGTATTGCGGGACGGTTCGGAACGTCGTTCGACGTGTTTCCTAACCGCCGCCAAGTCGTGCGTAAGTTTATCCTCCCGCGTCCTCGATCCTATCGCGGTTTCCAATTTTTTCAAAAACCCTTCCGGATCCTTCTTCCACGCCTCGCAGACTTTGGGATAGGTGGGATAAACATCATGCAGATAGTACATGATCTCGATGATAGACAAGCCTGTGCGGCGGCTCCACTCTGTATTTATGTACGGCATGATTTCTCTTTGTTGGCTATTCCAAAATTATAACTCCCGCATTTCGCGCATCTGATATCTTGACTGCCGCACTCCGTACATTCCAGGGCTTGCGGGTATTTTTCAACCTGTTCCTTGCGGAAGTCCTTCATGTGCTGTTCTTCTTTTGCTTTCCGCTTGGCTGCGGCGGCGGCTTTTTGTTCGGAGCTATACATATTTGTCTGCCTCCAACGCCCAATGGGCTTTTTCAGAACTGCCCTCGGCAATGGCATATTGCACCAAGCACTTGACGGCCTTCTCCAACTGCTTGATTTGCTTTTGTTGGTCTTTGACTTGTTGTTGTAGTTTTCTCATGCAAATAGTCCCTTCTGGCCGTTGCGGGCCTCTGCGACAGGTACGTTTAACTCGACCGCCTGCGTCCGCTCCCTGGCCATCTCAGCGTATTCTGGATTTAGCTCAATGCCGATGTAATCCCGCTGGTTCTGCGCGCAGACGACGCCTACCGTACCCGACCCCATGTACGGGTCCAGAACGATGCACGGTAACGTTTCGGCGCGGCCGCATTGGCAGGTGGGCCGCCAGCCGGTTGTTGTAGATGTAGGCGGTTCAACCATTGTGCCTGAGCTGCGAGTTTGCCCCTTGCTATGAGTGCGGCTACTACGCTTTATTACCATTGATGTTCTCTCCACCACCCGGTCCCACGGACTCCCGCACTCCGGGCACCGGCCCTTTTTACTGGTCCCGGCTAAAATGCACGGCTCGATCAGCTTCGGCGGGAAGGTGGCGAAATGGGCCTCACTAAATGCCTTCGTGGTGACCGTCCAGACGCTACGCTTGTTACGAGTAGTATATTGTTGGTTTCCTTCACGGATTTCATTCAATTCGCCCGTTGGATATCGTTGGTGTATCTTACGAGACCGTCCCTTTCGATCATCATCTGGATATACTGACGGTTCCTTGATCGCCTCCTGGTCGTAAAAATAGCGGGGCCTCTTCGTCAAAAGGAAGATGTATTCATGCGCCTTCGTGCATCGGTCCGTGCATGATTCCGGCATGGGATTCGGTTTATGCCAGATGATGTCCTGCCGAAGATACCAGCCGTCCGCCTGGAGGGCCAGCGCCACGCGCCAGGGGATACCGCACAGGTCTTTCATTTTCAAGCCTGCCGGACAATGCTTCCCACGTTTTGCTATTGTTGAGTGTGTATCAAGAGTATTATCACCAAAACCTCCACCAACATGGTCGTTTCTATTAGTTGCATAACTATCCCCCAGATTGAGCCAAAGTGTCGCGTCGTCACGGAGCACGCGGCGGACCTCACGGAAGATGTCAACGGTATGCTGTATATATAATTCCGGCGTCGGCTCCAGCCCGTAAGCACCGATCCACGTCTTCTTATCGCGGCTGAATACACCGCCCCTGTCCGCCGCCCGCCAGAGCAACCGGAACTTCCATCGGTCCTTGTGTTTGCGCGACGGCGTGAAATCGTCCCATGTTCCCCATACCGTCTGCATAGTCCAGTGGCCATAGGACCGAAGCCCCCAGTACGGTGGACTGGTTACACAGCACTGCACGCACCCGACCGGTATGCCCTTCATCAGATCCATACAATCACCACAGACGATAACTCCGTCCGACTTACCCTGGATGACCTGCTCGATGTCGGGGTTCAAGGCATCCCCCCCGCTTTGATCTCGCAGTCCAAATAATAGTCCCAGGTCCGCCAGTCGAGAAACACGCCGTCACAAGGAACCTCGAAGATCTGACCGGCGTCAAGAATGATCGGCGTAGTGGGTTCGGATGGCGTCACGGTTAGCTCGGAGTTGTTCGCACACCCCGCGATACAAAACATAATCGTGAATATCATGGCTCTTACGATGTTTGTTTTTCGCCGCCTTGGCCTTGATTCTGAGTTGTGTCCGTTCATCTTTCAATTCCTGTAATTTCTTTTTCCGTGCCTGTTTTTGCTTGTGTTCATCCAACTTGATTTTATCATCGACCGTCCGTTTCGGGCCGGTGAATAATCGAAGGATGAATTGTATGATGACGAGTATGAATGTTTTCATTGTGTCTCCTTTAGTAGCTCCGGGCTCGAGTGGATGTTGCCGATGATCTCGATTTTTGACATATCAATATTGGGAGCGAAAAATCCGGCAAACGCATAACAACAGCATGATTGATTCCACTCTACTACACCTGTATAGTAGCCTTCGCCGTGCTTGAGAAATGCCCCATTCTGTAAATGTGCCCATACCCGAACTATATCCCCCTCGTAGATTTCCTTCCCGTTCTTGTCGGTAAGGCCGATGAATTGCTCAAGAATCACATCTGGATGAAAAGGCAGAAATAAGCCGTCCATATCAGACTTATTTATTTCTGCGCTTAAGGCTAATGGAGTTACCTCTTTGCAATCTACCATTGCTTTGCTTTTTATATTCCATCCTCTATATTTAGGTGTCATAATTTCTCCTTTTCCCCGACGAATAGATCATCTCTGCACATCTTCGTACAACTCCTGCACGTATTCTCTTGGTGAGAGACCGTCTAAATAGGCCCATCGATGGTCCACGTCACCAAGCAACCACCTTAACTTGTGACGTTTAGCAATGAGCTTGACGCGCCATAACCAGATTTGATATCTCATAATTGATATTCTCTTGGTTTTCTAATTTTCTTCATCTTCGCTCCAATCTGGGCGGTGCCGCTTAACCCAATCCTTCACATTGACCGTTCCCGTGCAAACGACTTCGCAGGCCCAGGGCGTGTATTCCCGATGCACAACCTCAGCGAACGCCGTCGCTGCCTCTCGTATCTCAGTGGTGATACTATCCTTTACGTCTGCCTCCGGATCGAGCAAGTCCTCAAACATAAACTCAAAGACGTGCTCTAATACAGACTGAGCGATAACATCTGCCGCCGGTAACTCCATCGGCGCGAATCCCCGGACCTCCAGCGTCTCAGGTATGTCGCCGCCATCGGATAGATAGTCCTCTATCGCATCGTCCATGCCTGTGTGAGTCAAGCGTTCGTCGCCTCGGCAGTCCCAGAACTTAGCTTTTGCCACTTTTGCCCCTTCTAAAACTTGATTCTTGCTCCAATCGTTACGGTTTCGTCCGATGCGTCACCAGTTACATATTCAACCGCGAACGCGACTGTATAATCCGGGTCGTCGGCTACTCCGAACAGCGTGCCGACAATGACGTTCCCTCTTGCCCGCTCTTCACCCTTTTGCGATATGAGTATCTCGCCCCCGGCGTAAGGTCTGCCCACAAGTCGATGAAGCAGTTCCTCCCACGGATTGTCCGGGGCGGGGTCTTCGATGCCCAATATCTCATTGATGTGGTAAATCAGGTATCCGCCAAATAAATCCGGTTCGGGTCCGAATTCAGGATTGCCGGTCAAATACTTGGCCGTTGCTCCAAATTCAAAGCGTTGTTTGGTTTCGTAACCGACGCGGACATTGAGCAGGCTGTCGGCATTATCAGCCGTCAGTCCCCACAATGTAATTCCATCATCGGCGAATGTTACGCCTGCCAAAAGCAGACACAGTAGTAATGGTGTCGTTTTCATGGTTGGTCTCCTTAACCTAAAGTTCGCAAAAAAAGAACGGCGGTACGAAGAATTTGGCATTGTCGGTTTATGAGAGCGGACCGCCGTTCCATTGGACGTCTAATGCATCGCTCAGCCCTCCTTTCGTAATACAGTTAGTTTGTTTGTATAGTTCTCGATCAAATCGAGCATTTCTTGTGTACTGATCTTGACCGGTTTGCCACCTGTGTATTTCACAAGATAGGGCATTCGTGCTGGAAAGGTCTCATCAAACCAAGGCTTGCTTTCGATAGGGTTGTTGTGCCACCATTGATGATGATGATGACAGAGTAAGATGATGTTGTTCAGGTCGAACCGACGCCACGATGCCCCGCAACCCTTCGCAATAATGTGGTGCGGATGGCTGTTAGACCCCTCGATGCACTTGTGGCATTTCGCGCATCTGTTGTTATACATTAAGCGTATAATCTCTCGACAGAGCGTGTCTAATTTCTTGGTTAGAGACTTCCGTGTAGGTTTCTTAGCCATTACGTTCCTTCTTTAAATATTTTAGCCAGCAATCTACACACAACTTTCCTACGAAGATTCGGTTTGTCCTTTTGCACATCGGGCATATCCAATTCTTGCTGTGTCGCTTCGCTTCTCGTTTCCATATGAGTTTATCTTTCATAAAACGCCCCGGCTGGGTTTATTAAAATAAGGAGCCATTAGTTTGTAGTGATATCTACGCCTCCTTTCGCTTTGTAGCCGGGGCGTTGAGTTTGCGTAAATTTATGGTGCGTTGCATATTGGTATCGACTTTTTTGAGGGCTTCGGGGTGGCCGACGTCTTTGGTAAGCTCATCGGGAAGAGCGGGTACGTATGTCGGAGAAACCTCTAAGTCCTCCCATCCCTCTTGATTGATCCATGTTACGAGATCGCGGGGACAATCACCTTCGTTGATAACCTGTTGCTTAATAGTAGAGAGAATAAATGTCTGTGTTTTTGCATCCAGTAACTGCCACTTCACCCACGCCTGCGGTTTTTTTCGCTTAACCCGTATGCCGTTTTTTATGCGGGGACGCCACATCTTCCATAAGTATCGAAACTCTTTGCTGTAATGTTTCATGGCGTGTTACGAACTCCCTCTATAATGGCCCGGTCTTCTTCACCGACGACATCGATAAGACGTTCAAGCTCCGCTCTTAGCATTTTGTTTTCCTCGGCGAGCTTGACACAAGTATAATTCGCTAATCCCCGACCGAAGCTCACGCCTTTGCGGCGGCATACCTCAATGTTCTCTTTTGCCGCTTTTTCGACCTGCTGACATCGGCGATTCAGGCGGCGGTTGGTCTCGCGGAGTTGTCGGATTTCTTTGGCTTGTCTCATTATTTGCTCAGTGTCAGTCATGGTTCTCTCCGTTGGAGTTCCTTCGGCATGGGAATAAGAAACTCACCCTGAACAGCCGATTCTAAAATCTCGTGACATCCTAAAACCGCCGCGTAGAATTCCGGCTTCGCCGAATCGCATGTCCCATTGTATATGTTGTACAGTTCGTTAGAGACATGATCCATAACGTGCTTCAACATGGCATTTTCGCGTTGTAAATCAGCCATCGTTCACCTTTATCTTCTTAAATCGCTTCCCCCCGCAATGAGGGCAGCGTTGTGGTCTTTCACTACATCGCCACTCACACGGACAGCCCTTCGTCTGGCATTGCCACGCGGTGTCAGTGACTGCCGTGTAACGGTCTTTCGGGAATTGGAAGTTTTGAAAGCTCATTCTTCCTTGTCTCTCCAGTTCGGATCGGGTTCGGGGATGTCCGCACCCAATTGTGTCCAGGCCCACTCTTTAACGTTTTGGAAAAACTGCACCATTTCATCAATCGTCATTTTGCTGACCCGCTTCACTTCGCCGTGCGGCCCGACCCCGCCGCACGACATCGACAATATCTCGTGGATCATCTGCTGGTTGGGGACCACTCCGCATATCGTCCAGCCATGCTCGATCATCTTTTCCCGAATCCTCGCCACCGCCAGCCCGAAATACGCCCCCAACTGCTTCTGTGTCTTTTGAGGACCGACGCGCGATATACGGACCCTGAGAAATTTTCCTTCGCACTTGTTCAATAAACGCATATATAGCTCGTCGGCGTTCGGGGGATATATTAAGCGTCCGTTTTTGACTTGACCGTACAGTTCCAGCATTTTCGTTTCCTATGTCATCTACGGTTGGCATGGATTTTCTTATGACACATAGGGCACACCCAAATCACTTCAAGAGGTTTATAATAATCATCATGGTGTCCATGTATTTTTCCTGATGATCCACATAAACTGCACTTATTAGGCTTTACAATCTTTTTGTCACGCACGGCATTATTAAGGATAGTCACTGAAGCATATTTTAATGGATGATGCAAACGATAGTTTTTAGCACCATTGCGGATAGCTAATTTACCTTCTGCTGTCTTTCGGTATTTCTTTCGGGCTAATACTCGGTGAGGAAGCATTCCGCGTTCACGATCATATGCACGTACTCGATCAATATTTTTCTCTCGATGTTCTCGAACATCTTTTTTTGTACAGTCAATACACTTACCTAGGTGCCCGTCTGCCATTTTATTGTGTTTGTAAAACTGATTTAAAGGCTTCATTTCATTACACTTAAAACACTTTTTCATAGCTATTCCTTTCAAATAGCTATGATTATAACTTTTTTAGAATGGGTGTCAATAAAAATCCATTCTAAAAGGGTATATCTGAGCTATCAACAGGCGGCGTAGGCTCCGGTTCTTGATAGCCTTCTTTTGGTTTGCGCACCCGAATCCCACCCTTGCGTTGTCCGGCAAACATGATGTTCTCGTCGCGGTACAGCACAATGCTTTTGCCTATCCAATCGTCAAAGTCCGGAGAACCTACGATCTCTGCAATAATCAGGCCGTTGGTCTTATTGAGGGTCATGGGCTTGTCGAGTTGATTAAAATGCAGACAATATTTGTAGTCCGGCTCCGCACCCTCTTTGGCGACATTCTGCTTGTCCCATTTGGTAATGGTAACGAAAATGGGCGGGTCCACATCTCTCTGGGTAATAAAGTTGCTTTGACTAAGATCATCTACTGATGGCATGTTATGTCCTTTCTATATTCCAAACCTTTTTCTGAATTTTGTTCTGGCTTTCACGAACTCTTTAAATTCGTGACTGATGGTCTCGCAGATCACCGGCTTCTTATACCCGCACTTATTATCCGTGGGACCAATAGGCAAAATGACAAGCTGCTCAACTCCTTCGAGACACGCCGCGTAGGCGGCTAATTGCCGCATATCGTATGTGTTCCTCTTAAAATCCATTACGGACAGCTTGCCATCGTAATAGCCTATGAGGTCCAAGGTTCCCGCGTAGTTATGTTCATCGTTATAGACCGTCATCTGGAACTTCTCGGCCTCGATCTTGTCCCGGAATTTCGCCATGAACTTCTTATGAGACCCTTCCTCCCATCCAAACCCCTTCGATCCGCGTTCGAGAATGACAATATCTTCTTTCAGCGACGGAACCGTTCGGGGATCAATCCACTCCCCGGTCTCGATAAAGTGCTGACACAGGGCTTCAAGGATATTGCCCTGACTGGCATATTGCTGTAATTCATCTTCGGTGATTCCATACCAGTTCTTGTCATAGCCCAGAATAGAAGTCACTGAGGGATACTTCTTGTTGTTGCGTTCGTAGAACCGGATCACCGAATACATCTTTTCTACGGCCTCGGCTTTGCTCCTATTGGCTTCTTCCATCATCATACGATGGAGATATTCTTGTAGTGCCGTGACTATCTTATCCGGGTTCTCCCCGCCGATAGGCTGGGCCGTAATGGAAAAGCTCGGACGCAGGTTCTCATAGGCCCCAACGGGAATAACACCTGACAGGCCCACGGTGATTTCGGTGACTTTCATTTTTGGTTTTGTCATTCTTCGCACCTATGATTCGGTAAACATTTCGTACACATGGTTTTTTCGCACGCATCGCACATAACCAGATCGTCGGGGTACACGGCATCGCCGCATACCGGGCAGTTCTCGGATGGGCCGAAACGGTTACTCATTGATGTCCTCCAGCCCTTCGCCCGGCATCCACAAGGCCACAAAGCCAGCCCATGCCGCGCAGACTACGATTACAAGATACGCTAATACTCGTCTCATTTCGGTGTCCTCGATTTGATGAATTTGACTTCGCACTTTTTGCCTTGACGGTAGGCTTGGGCGATGAATTCAATCTTTTCTTCCTCGTCATCTACGAGAAAGCAAACGAAATCCCTCTCCCCGGTGGCAGCGAATATTCGCATAACCGGCCCCGAACCATTGTGACGAGCACAATTCAAAAACTTCTGGCTTCCCTCGGTGATCGGGCATATCTCATACTCCGGCTTCGGCTGGTAGGCTGGATTGATACGATAAACGGTGGTCGGAACAAAACCTACCGGCGAGCCTGCTGTTTCCCAACTCATGCGCACCGAATAGAACTGTATGTAACCCGGATGCTGTTTCTCAAATTCTCGCAGAAACATTTGGTCTGTCGGTGACATATCACAAAAGAGAATGTGCTTGTCGTTATTTTGTAGTGCAAAAATCAAGACTTTATTCACGGTTTCTCCTGTCCTGGTTGGTTGATTGTCGTACTCCGGCTCGTAGAAGGCTGGTAAGCGACCGGAATTTAACCGATTCAGTATCGACTGATTGTTCCTTACAGTGTGCTGTTTTCCACACAAGTTACGATCTTGTATGTTGGCTTCCACGCCATTGCGCTCCCATAAATTCATTTGTAAATACGACTACTCGTAAAGATAAAATGCTCTATGTCAACTGAGCTCCCTATTTACTTGTCAGAGAGTTCTATAATGGACGCCGCAGGACCTCCTTGTCCAACGACGCGTAAAACAAGCGCGCCCAGCGGAGTTGTGCGTGAGGTATGTAAAATGCTGGGCGCTACGGAGGAGGGTGATGTCAAATAAAACACGTTCTCCGCTTGGCTCCGCCGTGCATCCGTGCAAGCGGAGACCGATACGTTCAAATCCCGACCCACTTAAATCTTTGATCGCCAAACCAGACAGGAGCAGGCCGGGAAAAACATCCGTGCGAGTGATAGTATCCATGATTTGTGATTTAGCGATCATGTGTGTATTTAAAAGTAGTTGCGCATATCTGTCAACAACAAAATTTGCACTTTGCACACAATGACGAATTCTATGTATCTACTAAATTGTTACTACACCAATAGTTATAGAAACGTCTTACCCGATATGACTTTTTTCACATCACCTGGAATTTTCTCAAGGGCCTGATGGATTGTGCCGATTTGTAAATAAAAACCAAACGAAAGGAAAATCATGGGAATCAATCAAGCGAAAATCGACTGTAAGAAATGCGGGTGTATGTTGGAGATGCCCCATTGGGAGAAGTTTGACTGTAAGTTCTTTACCCAATGGGCGGCGAAATGTCAGAATCCCGAGTGCGGATTCGTCAGAACAGTTACATTAAGAAAAGATTTGAGAGGAAAAAGCAATGAAAGAGAATGACAAAGATTTGTGGGTGCTGATTATGGCGTTTATTGCTCTGATTATGACGATGGTGGTGATGTCGGGCTGTCATACGGTCCACGGCATCGGAACCGACCTTCGAGGCGTGAGCCAAAGATTTGTGGAATACGACACACCTAAACCGAGGTATGCAGAATGAGACTCCTGATCCCCTTACTCCTTCTTCTATCACTGCTCGGATGCGATAAGGCCCCAGGGACGGGGCTTTCCCCTGAAAATCACACTTGGCGCGCAAAATCCACAGAAAATCCACAGAAAATCACACTTGGCGCACACACGGGCAAAATTGCGGCAATTATTCCCCGCTATCCACCACTAAACAGACCTTATCCACCATTACAAATGAACCATTTTGCGCGCCTCAACAAAAAGGTCGAATCGTGAGTAGGAATTCCTCTAATTGGGGGTGATAGGCCAAAAGGTCAGGAATGCCGAAATACAAAGGGGATTCACGATGTACGATCCAGCCACGATGTTTCAGCCATTGCGTCGCTGGTTGTTCGAGGTCTGCTTCTTTCATACAGGTATTCTACACCACACCACCAGACCTGTCAAGTATAACATTGACTGAGGCCGAATGAATGTATAGAATACTGTTATGAGTACGATATTCTTATGTGGCAACTTTGGCTGTGACATTATCACAATAGATGATGATGCCTTCCGACGCGCAAATAAAGCACGGCAGACCTGGGCTAATCAAATGCGGCTTCGCACAGGCAAGTATCCATCGTTAGAATCACAGGGTGAATATTTCGATAGTGCTTACGCTCGGTTCACCTCTATTGCCACCGCATCCATTGACTAACTTCATCGCATCTTATCGGTTGTTGCTTGTCCTTAAATATTCCAACACTTGTGTATTTTGCGCATTGATTTGTTGAAGTTGTTCCTTGATATATTCAATATCTTTCTCCCGGCCGGCATCCACTTTTTCACAATACGTGAGACGGTCGGTATTGCTTGCGATTTGAACAATGTTTTTCTCGATGTTCTTCTCGTTCGTCTCGACCTTGGCCAGCTTGCCACCCGCCGCCATAATCACGCCTGCAACCGTTAGACAGACCGCAACAATCGCCACGGCTGACGTAATAATCCACCGCCCGTTTCCGTTTAGTTTAGACATAGTGTTTCCTTTATTAAACGACATTTTCCGATACGTCTATCATCTCACTTTCCTATCGTCACACATCATGAAGCTCCCCAATAGCAGTAGGATTACCACTAAAGGCAAGCAACTCGTCATTATCATTATGATCTGTCCGCCGTCGGCCGGGGCCTCGGCACTACTAACAACGAGTGGCTCCTGAACGAATATCTGGTTCTGGTCGCTATACAGTTGCTGGATTTCGGAGGCGGTCAACGCCCTATCATATATCATTACATCGTCGATTTGGCCGTGGAAATGTCTATCGGATACAGCTAATGTTCTTGCCCCAATATATGTTGCTTGAACATTGATATCACTTGGGTTTCCACTTGCATCATTTACTTCCTTATTTCCATCAAAATAAAATACGATATTACTACCATTCCATGTATATATATAATGATGCCAAATGCCATCTGATATAGTTAAACTATCAAACCTCTCATAGTAAGCATTAGTTGTAGTAAGATAAACCTGATTGCCACCATTTATTTCTATGCTAATTCGGTCACTTCCATTCCAACCACATAAAATCTCTAAATTCCCGCTCGAAGTAGTTTTAGCCCAAGCTGATGCTGTAAAACTTGACGAGGGTTTATAACTTGTAGTAACTAAATCCCCATTCCCGTCAAAGTCCAGGCACGGCCCGGTTCTGCCTGGTACGGCGTGGCAATCCGCCACCAGCGTCCCGTGATTGCCGTTACCGCTCAGGTCATAAACGGTCCCTAACTTGCCTGGGCTTTCGTCCATCGGCCAAAAACCGACGAGACCCTTCGTTAAGGAGTTGGACCAATCGATCTGCGTGCCGAGCGGCGGCGACATCATCGTTGACTGGGCAAGCACAACGGACGCAATGAATATAAACAGTAATCGTTTCATGTTTACCCCGGAGAAGCTGTCACTTTAGATATACGAGTGGTAAAAGCAACATCACAATCGGCATCCGTGTTATTGACCAATGTGCGCACGTAGGCAACGCCGAACGGAATACGAACAACCCATTCATCGCAGCGGTCATACACATTGCTGTCCACGGCGTGCTCTCTCAATGTGTCCTGGCACAACGTAACCACGTTCGCATTGTCACTTTTTGTCCGCACGGATTCGGAATTACCAATCGTGCCATCTTTGATAAACCACTTTCTGCCCACGACATCAAAATCGCCGGTAGATGAATCATCTAATGTGACCGTAGAGTCGCCCGCCGATGTTGGGTCTTCGGCGGTTTGCGTCGTAGCACACGTTTCGCCCGTACCCGTGAACGAAGTGAGTTGCATCCAGTTATCGTCGCCATAGGACACTTCCACAATCACCGTAACGCCGTCCTGAGCCACAGCCTCAATGTGTGCCACTTCTATATAGAGTATTGTGCTGTAACTGTCGGATATGCTATCCGCCGTGCCTTCGGCCATTGTACCGGCTGTGACAGCTTGCCACGCATCAATCTCATCGATCGACGTCGTCATAGTAGGCGCATCCGCATAAGTTATTGCCACAAACCACAACACAACACACAGCGATAGCAACAACGTCACACCGGTCAATATAGCTATTTTCCCGTTACGCGATTTCATAATTCAACTCCTTCTGTAATAGCAGTTTCAAACGCATCCATCTTAGCGTGATTATATGCTGTTTTCTCAAATTTGTAATCAGCAATCCAACTATTGATTTCCTGGCATATTTCAGTTGCTTTTATTTCAGGATCGCCGGTTTTCTCCGTATTCGTTGTGAACGTCCTGCGAAGCACTTCTACACTGTCTTCTTTCAGAACAACCAGAACGCCGATCTCTATCTGCCCTGCGGTTTCCAGTGTCGGCCATATCTTTGTTACCTCTGCTGTCAATGCCATTGCTTTACTCCTTATGCTGCCGGTTCATAATATTCGATTTTGATCCCAATCCAGCCTACGTCGGTTGTCGGTAGGTCGATCTGTATCATCTGGCCTGCGGCAATCGTGGCATAGGTAATGGTGCTTTCTGTTACCTCGCCCGATCCGTCCGCTCCGTAAGCCACTTCGTCAATCGTCGGGTTTGCTCCGTTGATGGTATCGAAGTCGTCCCAATTCTCCACATTGATCGTATAGGCCGTGTCCTCAGATACAGTTAATGTGATAGATGTAATCACAATCCCGTGCGGGAATTCCGTAGCGTCTATTCGCTTAAAAAGCCAATGGTCTATCTCAGACTGCAATGAGTCCGGCATAGCATACACGCCGTCAAACGACCGAATAAACTTAGCCACAACCACATCCGTCGATGCCGCCAATTCCGCGTGGGCCGATCCCCATTGCACGACAATGGTTCCGTCGGCAAAGTCCACTTCGATACCACCATCAACACCCGGTACCGCTGGACTTGCTTGAGGCAACTCAACGTCGCCACCGCCAAAATCCCACGCCCCTGTAAAAGCAAAATTGCCATCGTCGTCAATGTCGGCGTCGATGATACTATCGTTCGCTAATGCGCCTTGAGAGATAGCCCCTGCTACATCATCCGGTGCAATAGTAATTGTCACATCAGCATCGGCCCCGACAAGTACATCATCGGCTCCGCCACTCAATCCCGTCCCGGATACAGCGATGTCTTTCAGAATCGTCAACGCTCCTGCATCCACCGAACCTCCAGCACCCACGGTCAGTGTGTCCGAGATACGAGCATCGGCAATTTCACCTGCATCGAAAAAGTCCGTTGCCGAATCACCTGTTGCCGCATCAACCCCCGTAAGGCTTGCGCCGCCACCCGAAAACTCTGCTGCCGTTACCGTGCCAGTGGACGGATTATAAGTAAACCCACTATCGCTTTCCAAGCCCACATTGCCCGGACCGCTCGCGTCCTCTACAAAGGGTATCTCATTCTCCTCGCTTTGGTCTTCGTTATCGGTGACGGTTACGTGTGTAGCCGCATCCGCTGTTCCCGTACACGAACCAGATGAGCCACTCACGTCGCCCGTCACATTGCCCGTTAAGGCCCCGGCAAAGCCCGTAGCCGTGATAACTCCCGTCGAGGGTGTATAATAGGCCGTCCCGTCAGTTTCAAGGCCCAAATCGCCCCCATCAGGGTCAGCGCCCGCCACAAATACCAACGGATTGTTCTCGGCAGTATCCTCATTGTCGGTGATGGTAACGGTCGTCGCCACTGTAGCGGAGTCGGCATTTCCGGTCACTGCTCCCGTTAAATCTCCCGCAAAAGCCGCTGCCGTCAACGTACCCGTCGATGGATTATAGGTGAATCCGCTGTCAGATTCCAAGCCTACATTGCCAGGTCCGCTTGCATCTTCAATAAAGGGAACCTCATTCTCCTCGCTTTGGTCCTCATTATCGGTGACGGTTACATGAGTTGCAGCATTCGCCGTGCCTCCCAATATCGTGGACGCCAAATCCGAATAGGCGATCTTGTCCGCCGTGCCCCCGGTGTCGTCGTAGAAGATAAACGTGTCAGCAGCGGCCAACGTGTCAGCACCCAGCCCGTTAATATAATCCCCTTTGATGGATACGGTCAGATCATAAGGATCGGCATCCGTCCCGTCAGAGGTATCGGTCCAGTTCAGATCAATCCCGACTCCTTCTACGAATTTCCACTCCTTAGCATTATTAATAGTTACTTCCGTTCCATCGCCGTCTTCGACGTAAAACAACGCCATACCACCGGGAAGGTCGTCGTAGTCCACTTTTTTAAGCCCTACCCCCGTCTCCATCACAAGGAGCTTATCGCCGCTCTCAAAGGCTCCTGCGTCGTCCTGGCCGGTAATCAGTTCGGCTCCGGCATTGAAGGTAATGACATCCGGCCCACCGTCGCCGCCGTCGGTCAATGTGGGATCAATATTACCCCCGTCCGTAAAGTTGGCGGTCGTATCGACGTCCACTCCGCCCACTTGAACATCGTCGTCGGTTGTACCGCCTCCGGCCCCGGCCTCAAGACTCACACCGTCACCATAAAACACGCCGTCGACCTGGTAAATCTTACCTGTCGTTGTACCGGGAGCCGAACCTAAGTTTCGGAATATTAGCTCCTGGACGCCTGTGTAAGAACCAGCACCGAGGACAAAGAGACAGGCTATCGCTATAATAATAATGAATGTCTTTTTCATATTACAACCCCTTTTGTGCTCGTACTGCCGCATAGTCATCATACAAAACATAGATAGACCACTGACCGGCGCTCAGTGTGTCCCAATTAGCTGTCGGTGTAAAGTTTACCCAGATATGTTGGGCAGCCGCCGCCGGAGCGACGAGCGGCCACGTCCCTGCCGCCGGTACAGAAATGTCGTTGTCCGAATCCACGTCTGCCGTCGTCAGTAAATTATCGTCTCCCGTCGTCGTTCCTACATCAATTGACATGACCGCCGAACCACTCCCCGCAACGGTCTCATCACATTGAAGCGTTACAGACAAAATAGAACACCCGGCGGGAATCAATTCGCCACAGTCAATCGGCTGCTCGGTTGCGTTGTTCTGAGTATTGTCACATTTGAAATCCGTCGAACCGCCTGCATCAAAGTCAATCGTCTTAATGACAGATCGCATTGGGTACATAACGTCCGTAGAGGTCTTGTCAACGATCATGTCCTCCACTTGGATATCGTAATCCACGATCAGATTCTCGACCTGGGCCGTGCCGTCCACGTCGAGGGTGGTGTTGGGATCGGAGGTGTTTATACCAAGACCTCCAGTCCACAACTTTGATTCGGTGTCCGAAATAATGGTGTTATCTTCGTTGAAATAATCAACGATTTCCCCGATTTCATGGCTGGTACTGGTGTTGCCTATGACTTGGTTGTACTCGCTGTATTCGCTGTTATAGCCCCATCGCTCAATAAGGATGCCATAGTGTTGTCGGGCTGGATAGCGAATCTTGTCCACATAGAACACCTTATCGGCACCAACGTCGTTCTGAACCTTAAAACCAACGGCCTTAACCGAAGACCATCCCGCGTCACTGTCGATGTAAATGTTCACCATTTCCCAGCGACTCGCGTTGACCAAAATTTCAACTGAAGCAATCTCCGTTGTCGCAGTGTCGTCAGAATAGAAGGCGAATTCCAATTCGTCGTAGGTATCGCTATCGGCATACAGCCAGAAACTCACCGATGACACCGAGGACAAATCCCTATCCGTACAGTCGATATAGCAACACTGGCCTGTGGTAAAGGCGTCGGCAATCGTCGTCTTGACGGAGTTTGAGCCTTCCCGAACAACGCTTGCGTCAGTCGCACAAGTCACATTGGCCGCTGATGTCCAGTTTGTTTCGGCGTCGTGAATCGTGGTTGTTGATGAACTACTGGCCCGGCATACATTGGAACTGATTACGTTGTAGTCGTTGTCGCCCCCCGTAGAGATTCCTGCCACTCCTGTAGTGCCAACTGTGCCATAGCTGGTTGTATAACCGAAGGGGATACAGTTGTCATACAGGGTGTTGCTTGTAATGGTATTGTACTTAGCCCCCTTATAGATATTGATGCCGTTGGCACCATTGTTACGAATTACATTGCCCGTCACCGAACAGCGATAACAAGCTTCTATCCGAACGCCGCTATTGCCGTTGTGGTAGATGTTGTTGTTCGAGACCACGATTTCGGTAGCATCATCGTCAATGTGAACACCCTCAGTATCATTATTGAAGACGTCGTTACCTGTGAACAAACACTGATTGGCCGAAGAATCGAACCGGCAGGCTGCGCACAAGTTCTCGTACATGACACAGTTGCTTATCATCACCTGTGAACTGCTGCCGTCAACCATTATCCCAAAGTAGCTTTCTTCGATCCAACAGTCTTCAACCTGGATTCGGATACTGTCGTCAATCAAGATGCCCGCAGGTGTCCCCGTTCCAGTATCCGCCCCCTCCAGCCTTAAACCTTTGATGGATAAGTTGGCTATACTACTACAGGTAATCAGGTCCATACTGGCTGTCGCCGTGATAATCTTCGAGCCATAGCCCTCACCCTGTAAGCTCTTGTTGGATGCCAACGTTAGTGTAGTCGAGATAAGATAGTTGCCCGGCGGGAAGTAGATTACGTCTCCTGCGCTAGCCGCGTCAATCGCTGCTTGAATCGCCGCCGTACTATCAGCTACACCTGTGGGGTCCGCTCCGTAAGTAGAATGGCACACATTAACCACCGGCCCGGATTGAGTGTAGAAATTCTCGGCTTCACCATTGCCGTCGATATCTACCAATGTATTGGGGTCGTTGGTTCCAAAACCCGTGTAGCCAGTCGATCCTTCGACAAACAACCAGCTATCACCAACGATAAAGTCAATATCACCGTTGTCGCCAATCTTGAAGATGTCCTGCGTTCCGTCCTCGGTGATTTTAATAAACTCCTCACCCCCTGCTTGTAAGGTAAACGCATCTGCCGCATTGAAGCCAAGATACGTATCAGAATCATTACGCCCGTACAGTAGTTTGACTAAATAGTTATCCGAATGCCTTGCGGGCCTCCACGACCCAAAGACCGGAACCGATATACATAGCATGGTGATTATAAATAGTAACTTTTTCATTTTGAGTAATCCTTTCTTAAGGTGCTTTCGGTGCCTTCGGCAAACCCGGAATATTTGACGGTTCATCATGTTTTAATACCCGCACAACAGGGTCAGTTGTAAACTGCATAATACCACTGGATGGATAACCTTTGAAACGAGCGATAGCATCATAGAGTTCCGTCGTTGCTTCGATTAGATTGGCCTTGAACTCGTCATCGTTGCCATTTTCTTCCCACGCTCTATAAGCCGCTGCGTAGTGCCTTTTCGCATCCACAAGTAAGGCCGGCGGCGCGAATAAGATGGCGTCGGGATCAAGCTCATTCCATGTTTGACGGCCCATGATTCCGCGAATCGTACCAATTACGACAGACCCCATCGGCAAATGCCCAAACATATCCGTAATCAGGGCTTCGCCCAGTTTTTCGGTTGTAACTAATTCCTCCGGTGGCTCTCGCTTGAGTAATGCGGCCGCGCCTATTGTCGTGCCATAGTAAAATGCAGTTTTGATCCCGCGAACTAAAACCGTAGATGTAAGGGTAGCACCGAATGTATTTGCCGCCCCGACCCACGCCTTTTTGTTTTTAGGAGCCTTAAGTACACGATCCCCCGCAACAAGATTCTGATTCACCATTGCCTCTCTTGCCGAACGGAACATAAGCATGGATTTCCACGCCACGTTGCGAGTCGAGGATAAGACTGAACGTTCATCCACATCCCACATCGGCTGAGTTTTCCTTACCACGTCTTCCGTTCGGCGAGCCACTTCTTTCCAATAAGCATCCGACCCCTTCTTGAGTTGTGTCGTATCTGAAACCCATCGCTGAACGGATTGGTCAATTTGCTGGATAGCCCATCGGTCGGTTTTACGTAATCCTTCCAAAGATGGGTCGGCAACCTTACGGAATATCAATCCCTCAACTGCATGAGCCGCCCCGACATCACCTACCACAAGGTTGGTCCGTCCGCCTTCATGCCGCATACGCAACATGGGAGAATACTGATCCATTCGTTCCGACTGCGCCTTCCCGCTTTGTGTTGCGCCGCCCGGAACAGCGTACTTGTTTGGAATGATTGTAAACGCCATCGGAATGGACATGGGCTGTATCAACATAGTGCTCGGGCGGTATCCCAAAATAGACTTAGCCGATGCCGATAAGAGACGTTGTCCGAAAATGTCAATACTCATCTGATCCGAGCCAATGCCCTGAGAACGTCGGAATATCTTCATCAGTGCGTCCATCTCAGCTTCGCGTCCCGCGTCAACCATTGCATCCTGCCACGCCTCATTATTCAGCAATGTCCGTGCGTTCTTCATCGGAATCGCTAAACCGTGGTAGCTGGATGAGTTCTGGATCTGAGTCAATAATTGATCCCAAAACGGTCTAATTCGCAGTGTAGCCGTTCCCCCTGTAAAGGGTTGGAATGCACCTATGTCCTCTATCGCCGCCCCTTCAATTGTATTGACCTGTCCCCTCATCCGACGAGACAACTTTCTTGTGAGTCCCCAATAAAAAGGATCGCGGGCCATATCAAAACCCAACAGGACATCGGACGTCTCATTAATAGCAGGCATAAGAACCTGCTCGTTAAGATTCGGTATGAAATCCATGAAGGCAATTTCCTTGTCCGTCAAATTCTCCATTGCCGTCTGAATTTCGCTTACCGTAGGCGTATTGACCTTACGACGCCCCATGAACAGACCTTTAGTCTTTACAATTTGACCCTTGTTTCGGTTAGACCGAAGATTCATTCCCAACGACATAATCTCTGCTGTCGTGACCTTGTACTTCTTGCCGCCCAATGTAACTGTATGCTCCTGGTCGATGCGTTCGTAATCGGCGTCACTCCATTTTAGGCGGTCTAACTCATTTCGCACCATGTCCAGGGCTTTGAATTGTGTCGCCAACGCCTTGTTCTTACCTGCGTGTCTTTCTTCGTCCAACAAACGCCGCATGACGCTATCGCCTTGATCTGTAGAGGCTTCGACCAACGCATAGATTTTCATAGAGTCCGTTGTGAAGAACCGGCCCGCGTATTGGGCCATACTGGTTTCACGTTTTCGGCCACTTACTTCTGGATCGGCCTTGAGAGCTTTTCGCGTCGGGGTTAGCTCGCTCGATGCCTTCTGAACAGGCTTAACCACATCCTCGTATTGTCGATTGCGATAGAACTTGTTCTGAGCTTCGTTCTGCTTTACCGCATACTGAATAGTGTCGGCTATGGTTTGTATATCTTCGGCGGTCATATCAGCAAGCGGCTTTTTCTTCAGACGGCGTAATTGATTCGCTATCTTTTCCCCAACAACAGCTTCTATGCCTTCGACTTCCTCTTCCGACGCAGACCCAATTCCCTGTTGCAAGTCAAATCCGACATCAATTAAGTCCTGTTGAATACCTTCTAACTCGGCTCGCTTGCTTTTGGATAATGCCGTTAAATCCACACCCTCTAATGCGGCAGTAATCGTATCAATCGCCGGTTGGCGAACCGCCATTGCCTTACCATGTTTAGGGATACTTTTTATAGCTTGTCGTACATTATTCACAGCCCTCTTCTTGAGAGCTTTATCTACTACGCTTTCAACAGATGCCATCGCGACGATCCGTTCACCCTCCGTTCGCGCCCGTGATACCGCATTTAGCAACTGGTTTCTCTGCCCATCAGTGACATCCAAGCCTTTGAGCTTCATCTTGGCTAATGCGGCAAGGTTCTTGTGGTGTTTGACAGTATCTTTAGCCCCGGCGACAAAAGCATGTTGGGCTTCTTTCGTTCTACCCTCCATTACTTTCTTAAATAAAGCATACGTGGTGATGGATATCTTATCCGTGGGATGAACGGACTGCATGACGACTTCCTTGGTGGGTACGTCATATATCTCATTCATCGCTTTAGCCAACTCCGGCGGCATCCGTTTAGCCATTTCCGCTATTGTTTTGGGCCGGGGCTTCTTCGCTTGCCTGAACGTCATTTGCGCCGGTTTGACTTCGTAACCAAGAGCGTCTTGTAATGCCTTGATATCACCAACAGTCGCTTGAATTTTCGCCAGTTCATTGGGCGTCATTTCGAGAGTGTCGCCCGCCTCGACCTTCTGAACCAACTTATCCAATTGATTAACAGATTGATTGAGCAGATCTCCGGCCTCGGCCCGCGTCACTTCGATGTCGTATCGCTTTATAAGTCTTCCTAATTCGTCTTTCGTGCGAACGTCTTCCGGTTTTTTGCCCAATGAATCGGCGATTCGTTTCGCAAGTCCCTGTGTTAGATTCCCTCCGTATAAGGGTACTGTAAGTTTCTCAGAGGCCACGCCACCCGCCTGGGCCATGTTCGGCGTAGTTTTACCCTTCCCCCCTTCAGCCTGGGCCGGTTGGCCTTCTATAGGTTTGGTTTCAGGCTTACCTGTATCCTCATACCCTAACGCTAAGCCCAATTCCCTGGCATTGCTCGCTTCAAGCACTGCGTTCAAAGCCTCTTGAGATTCCGCCACAATAAACTCACCCTCTTTTTCACCAAACACAAGAAGATTCTCTTTGGCATATTGTTCAAGTTCTTCTTTTGACAAACCCTGATCCGTAGTTATGTAAGCGGGTTTTTTGCCTTTTTCAACTTGTTCGAGTTCCCATCGTTCTCCGGCCTCATAACCTTGCTGAGAAGCAATCGCCTGTTTCTGTTTTATGAATTGATTATGTGTGCCTGCTATGGACTCAATGGGTGTCGGCGCTATATCCTTATTGATATTATCTTCAATCGTCTTTGCTTGTTTCTCAGCTTCTTTTGCAAACTCTTGTTCCTCTGTAAGATCCAACACCTCCAGTTCCCGCATCCCGCGCGCAATTCTCGCCCGCACCATTTCACGGACCATGCGCGGCTGTTTTTTATATCGTTTCTGGATGTCCGTTATATCCTTGTTCGCTCTATCGATAATATCGTGTTCTGTTTTCTGTTTTGTATATTGAGCTTGATTTTGAACAACACCCACCCCGGCCGGGCCGGCCGATAACACTCCACCAATCCACATAGCTTCCGGTATAGACTTCACGCCGTCTTCATGTGCTTGTTTTGCCGCTTCACCAACAGACACCCCTTTGGTCGTCAACGTTCCGAACTTATTCAAAAACGTCTGCGTGTATTGCGTGACACCTTCTTGCCCCGAATTTAGCGCAATAAGTCCCAGTGCTTCACGAATCGGAATACCTTCCGTCAAGCCACGAATAAACTTTGGAAAGACAAGTAACTCTCCACCAATCTCTGCCGCCATATTCAAATCACCAAAGAACATGGCCTTTCTCATGGAACCGCCAGCCTCCAATTCTTCGGCAAATTCCTGCCCCCCGGTGATGCCGCCCAGCAAACCCAGGCTCACGGCGCTATCACCGGTCAGTATCCCCAGACCAATCGCCGTACCGTACTGAGGTAGGTTTTGATTTACTCCCCGCATTGCCCTCGCAATCGGAGACTGTTGAATATCAATTTTGTCCTGTTTGGCTCGCTTGGTAGAGGCTTCGGCATTTAACACTCTTGCAACAACGTCAAACGATCTCAACCCTACAGATAAGGCTTCCCCGCTAACGGGCACATAAGACGGCCTCAATAATTTAGTCAACGGATCGTGTTTGCGACGTTCATATAATTTCCACTTCTCCGGATCAACTTCGACCGGCTCAAATATTCGTTTTATATTATCATCTGTAATTTCTTTAGGAGTTAGTATTTTGGGTACAATCTTGTCGGGTAAACAATTGATACCAAGCGCCCATCTCATACCCTCGCGCTTGAACGCATTGGCTAAACCCGCCCCCCCGGTAAGAACGCCGATATGAAGATTGGTTGGAGTTTCATCAATTGTGCGGCCCACGTCATTAACAAAACCTCCATACGGTTCAATAGGCTTCCATTCATCCTCAGTTGATTTTTTTAGCAACGGATACAAACTGTCTGCCAACACAAAGTCAATCCCAAGTTTTTGAGATATCTGATATGATTCTTCAAACCGATTGGCGTCACGCCCGAAATCAGGATACACAGTGGTTCGTGGATAGAGTAACTCGTCCGATAGTAACTCCGGGACATGCTCCGGACCAGGGTTCGGATCGACAACCTGCTCATTCAGCAACCCTTCGGGCGGTGGAGAGACATCGTCAAACACCGAAACACGTTCGGTAGGGGCCTCTACCTCTTCAAATACGGATACTCTTTCACTCATCGTTTATATACCGTAACCGGCTTGATCTTATCGGATTCCCCATTACCCACATATTTCATCAACCATCCGTTCTTGACGTATTCATCGCCTATCTTCAAAACCTGACCGCCCTGCAATTTAATCCCGACCTCTTTCCCATTTACATCGTATTCATATTCGTTAATAAAAGACGGATTGCGTACCGGACCTTTGCGTACAGGTCTCTGGGCGTCCTTTAACTCAACCATCATCTCGTCTATTTCCGCAATATCCATTCCGCCTTCCGCCAATGCAATTTTCTGATCCCGCAAATCAATATGGTCAGCCAGAATACTATTGAGTTGCTTGCGAAGTTCCACCGGCGTCATCGCCCGACCCTTCTCGGTAGCGGCGAAGGCGTTCATCGCCGCCGTACAATCCACGGACAGAGTCTTTTCCATGTCCTGTATCTCTTCCTCTCGCGTTCGCGTCGTAGCCCATTTTAAGTAATCTTGCTCGTACTCCTTACCCTTCATGGTCAACCCACGCGTGCGCCTGCTTTCCAACCATTGAAGAATAGCCACGTCTTTGTTCGGCAATGAACGCACGAGATTATTCGCGTCACGATGAGAAAGGTTCAGTTGCGTTTGCTGGTGCTTGGTAAATTCTGCATGGGCCGTGGTAAGTAACGACGCCTTGTCCTCATCCTTTAATTTATCCGAACCCCGAACCTCGATTTCAAAATCACGCATAGCTATTTTATCGTTCGGATCAAGAATAACAGCGCGGTCACTCAGTTGTCCTGCGTACATTGAGTCCGTTACGGCCTCATCACCGTCTCGAATGGCTTTTATTCGCTTCGTCACCATATCATGTAAACGGGACTGATCTCCGGGGTCCAATTCATCACGAGCCAGAACCTCCCTTTGAAGACCTGATAATTCCTCTGTCGGCAGGGAATACAATCGGTCGAGAAAGTCTCGCTCGTAGTCCGCTTTAGCATCCTTTTCCTGAATGTCCTTCAATACAAAGTAATTCTTTATCCGCGACGTGAATTCCCCCCAGTTGTTAATCTCACTATTGGGAATCAACGCCGCCGCTTGTAACGCCTCTTCTAAAGTGAAATCGTTGTTTATAGTCAAGTGATTGAACCACTCATCCTCTTTAGCTTGTTGCGCCGCCGCTACAGCCTTTTCCTGAAATTGCGCACGTATCCGGTCAAATTTCATCAGGTACGTCTTGCGGTCGCGCTCGGTCAACCAGGGGATATTCTGTAACAGTTCTTCGTATTCGTCCCTGTCGTTGTGCATCGCCATATTGAGAGCGGATTCACCGAGGCTGTCCAATGTGATTTTCTTGTTCTTTGCAATTGCCGCCCTGGCAATACTGGCCGAATTCGCCTGATCCCATACGGTCAGCTTATTGCCCAGTAACTCACGGGCTTCCCGCGACATCGTCGCGCCCAGCGTTTTGTTTGCCGCCGTGGATCGCGCCCTCGCTTTTTCATCGTAGCCGAAATTCTTTACGAAATCATAATCCTTCGGGTCTTTATTCTCAAGAGACTGAATGTATTCATCCACAGAATTATTGTATCTCGCCGAACCCTCCGCCAATTCCCTCGCGAGATTGGTTTGGTGAATCTGATGACCCAATTTCATAAGGGTGTCGCCCATCGCCTGCGTATCCACGGCGGCCATTCTAACCATGTCCGGTGAAGCCAGCGCGGAAACCTCACTGGGAACAGGTGAACGAGATGTATAGTGCTTAGTCATTACATTATTATGGACCGCGAAGCGCCGCCCGTTGGCCCTCCGCCCATTGTGCCTCCGTATTTTCCGGCTCCCGTGGCGGCATCAGACGCCCCGCCGCCCGCAGGCATAGCTTGACTCGCAAGAAACGAACCGCTCAATATCGTTCCCGCCGCTTTTAGATACGCTGACGTTCGTAATGATTTTCCGTATTGGTACGCCCACTTCCCCTTCACCCTTTCTATTCCGGCCTGACCTTTTAATCGCTCGCTTTCATACAAACCCCTTTTCAATGTAAGCGAACGGTCCATCGCAAACTGATAGGCCGTATCCGCCAAAACATCGAGGCTCGATCCCTCCGTTCCAACAATACCCCCTGCACCGGCGGCGGCGATCTTCTCTCCCATCGCTAAATCCTGTTCCCGCCGGATACGCTCTTCCTCCATCGCGGCGGCCTCTCTCCGGCTGTCGGCTTCACGCGATAAAGCAAGCATGTTGTATTCGTGAATACCCTGCTTGAGCTTGCCTTCGGCGTAAGCCATTCGGCCTTCGGTGATCTGCCCGTAAGCCTGTAATCCAGTCCCCGCAGCTATTAACAGTGCCGTTGCCACAAATACACCCCATAGGAATCGTCTTGGTATTGATAGATAAATCCCAACCATTTAATCAGTCGTTCTCCTTTGGTAAAACCGGTTCTTACCCTACACCATATTTGCATCGTATCGAAACAGCCCAACAATATCTTCAAACCCGACAAGGCCGCTTCCACTATCTCCCTCGGACTGCATGATCTCGAAGCCCTAAGCCATGCCTCGCCATTGTCGTCGTCGTACACAATGACCCCGCCGCACATCACGGGACGGCCCCGATCTTCTAACGTAACAGACAATCCTCTCTCGGCACACTTGACGCCGTCTATTCCCGGCGTTCCAACCCCTTCCACGGGGTCGTTTATCGCGTACCAATCGCTCGTCTTGAATTGTCTCATGGTTCCCATACATCCACTTCGATAATCGTACAAACCCCTGTAAACGGATACGGGCCGGACGATTTCACGACCGTACACCCGTTCTCGTCAAACCCGCCGGTCGTCAATATACTCTTGTCGCTTGTCGCTTCGGCAGAGAAATCGGCATGAAGATTCGTTAAATACTCTGTACCCCCGTATTCCTGACCGGCCTTCCCCCCAACGCTGTTGATATACCGTACAGTCGTTTCGCTGATCTTCTTTATCCTGGATTGCAGGGTGTCGGTCCCCGGCACACCAAATCGCATTGTTTTTACTTTCCATCCATACAATTTTCCTACTTGGTAGGTATAAACATCTTCAAGTAATGTCACTGTACCGCTGGATACCGTGTACAGCCCTTTGTTCTCGCCGCCGGACGTCACGTAAACAATTTCGCCCTCCAAATGGCCCAGCCCCGTGATTGATGTCGTTCCCCCGGAGGCATCCACTTCTCTTACGTAACCCGATGCCACCGTTGAATCCATCTGCAAATTGTCGCCCGCCGCCCCGTCCGTCAGTTTAAACGAATGGGTCTGCGGGTCGTCCACGTAATACACACCATCCAGCCACGACACCCACAACGACGTATCGTCGGCATACCCATGATTTCTAAGATGGACAATCAAATCAGGCAACTTCATACTCCGTAATAGTTATACTTGACGCACATACGCCGCCGAATATCCGGCTACCGCTCTGGCCGTTGAGCGTCAATGTCCCCGCTAAATCCAAACCCGCTCTCGCTTTGAACGTCGTTGACGACGTCGTACCCGACGTCATGTAATGAGTTAGTCGATACGTATAAGCAGCATTCGCATTCGCAACATATATGGTCGCCGCCTTCAACGCATTGGCTGTTGTGTCCTGGAACAATGCCACCGTTAACCGGCGAATAGTTGAACTGGACGCGGCCGTGATTTCCACCTCTATCTTTAGTACGTTCGTGGCAGATGTTGGAGTGATCGCCAACGTCATATACTCATCCCCTTCCGTTTTCTGGGGAATGGTATCATCCACAGGGATGAGCGTTGTTCCGGTACTAACCGCCCCGGTTTGTGTGTTAACGATCTGTACGGAACCGCCGTCGATCTTATGCGTGCCGTCCGAGTTGTGCTCGACATCGAGGTAGGCATTAAGTTCCGTCCCCCATGTCCCGTCACTTCCACCCGGTGTAGGTTGTGCTGCCATTATAAAGCGCCTCCATAAGGCCCGGACCCGTAAAGACCTTCATCATATCTCACGGTATCCGACGCGCAATTAATATCTTGAGAATCGTATGTCCCCGCCTCAATCTTAGCCGAATCCATCATCATCGCCTCATCCAACTGGTCGATGTATCGTTTCGCACATTTCTCCACGTAATACACCGACGTACTATCAATCGTCCGATTCACTTCAACCCAAACGCTATCCTCTTCACTTCCCCGAACCACCGCTACGCTAACATACGGGTCCGTTGGCTCGTCCAACTCGGACCCGGTCACGACCCTGCACCATCCCTGGATATCTTCTTCGGGATTGTATAAGAACACGCACATCGTCCCGTCGGCGCGCACCACCCACAGCATGGGATCGGGCGTTCTCTGGACGGCCATATCCACGGGATCGAGCTTGAATAAATGATCGGCCAGGATGGTTGTGTCCACACTCTTAAACCGATCTCCATACTCATTGAGCCGCATCATCAATATTCGACGGCCCTGCCGTTGGGCATAAAAGACCGCGTCCCTTAAAATAACGGGCTGCAAATGCTTACTGCCGTTACTCGATTGCACCGTGGCTATCCTGTCCGACGGCGTCATAGGGTCGCGCAAGTCCACAGCGCTAATCACGTATTCCTTATTGGCCGTGCCCGCAATAAGACCGGTATGCGATTTCAGCCACTCGATTTCAGATACGTCGTCGTCGTTTATACTAACCGTCACCGGGTCGTCGTCGGCCACGCCGCCCGGTGTGTAATCATCGTACACCCCCACTTTCGTTCCCCACGCCGTTTGCGGGCTATATGTTGTCCCTCCATGCCATACCCGATCCTGATGAAAAGTCACCGCCCTCGGAAACCCCCTGTACGTACTCCACGCCCCCTCTGCCCACATATACGTTGTCACAGCATTGTCAGATGCGTTATCACTCAAAACAGGATCAAGCACTGTCACGGCAACAACCGTTGTGCTAACGTAAGTGTCCACTTCCACCACGCCGTAATTGATCTGGTCTCTCGCCGTCAACGTCGCCGTAGCATTCTGAGTTTCTATCCTGATTCTGTAATAGGCCCCGTCCTCTTCTTCGCTCGAATAGTCCGTGGCAACGTAATACGTATAGACGTCCTGGTACACGCTATCGCCCGTATGCCGTTGGAGAATAATCTTGGCCCCAGCGGTAACTGTTGTCACCGCCACACTGAAGGCCCCCTTGATATAGACGTCAGAACTATTAGTGTCCGCCCCGGCGCGAGTCACCGTCGTTGAACTGTCCGTGCGCGTGTGTTTCAACAACCATCGCGCCCCGACATGAGACGACATAAACGGCGCATTTCCCGACCCGGACGCCGTTAGCGTTCCCGTCGCGCCCGCCGGGAAATAATAGCCGCTCCTCGCGGTTCCACCTGTTCGGGCAAAACCCATTAACTTAGCCGTCGTCGTGTTCTCAGACAAAAACGGCCCGCCGTCAAACGTAATCTCGGCAATCGTCCAACTGTTATCAGCGGCCCGTGTCAGAACCCTCGGCCAAAAATCTTCGTGGTCAATACGAAACACGTCGCCCGACCGGGCAATGCTTAACTCAAACACTTCATCGGCGTCGTAAGGCGTGGTGATTTCGTAAATCGCCGCCACTGTACCAGCGGACACATAGGCAGTAAAATCGCTACTGTCCGTATCGTCTATTGTGAACGTCGTCGGGGCCGTTACCGTGATCGTCCACTCGGTATTCAGACCAATGTAATTGAGTTCCGTTGTCCCAACGATGCCCGTAAACCTCACAATATCGCCCGTCGAAAAACCATGCGCCGCCGCCGTCGTTACCGCTACCACACTCGATCCGGTCAGTGTAATGGCCGACACGGATGCACTGTCCGTCATAACGCGGTCGTCATCTTTATAGAATCGCATATAGAGATTCCCGGCCTCAATAATCATCGTATCGTCGGCGGAAAACTCGAACTCAAACAATTTAGACTTGCCTTTGGCCTTGGCGATAAATTCAGATCCCGGACGGGCCTCAAAGCCGCCGCTCGGCAACGGGAATACATTAGACATTGTCCGGCACCCGTTGAAATACTTCGCCAGGTCTTCCCTACCGTCGAGAAGCGGAGACAACTCGCCTGCGTTAAACGAATTCTTGATAACCTTAGAAGCCACTATAGGCCACCTGAATAGATTCGCTGCTCAATCCCGTGTACTGACAGAAAAAATAACTGTATCCGCAGGTATCCAATACGATTCTGGCCTGTCGATCATTCCCGGAATAGTCGATCAACAGGATCGGCAATATCCAGGTATCCGTTGCGCTGGCAATCGTGTCCACATAATAGCGCGATCCCGTAGATACCTGTTTCCCCGCCGTCAACGTCGCCGTCCACGCCAGGGCAATATCGCCCGACCGCCTCGCAGCATACAAATACACGACGCAACTCTGAGCGTCCGCCCCCATCGTCCACGATACCTCGATCCCGTTCTGGTTAGGACTCGGCCGATAAACCCTCGTGGACGGAATGTCGCTGAACGTCATTGTCTCCGGGTCGGCGGACACCAGTGTATCGTCCGTACTGACACTGGAATACTCACTGGTCCATCCGTACCTGTAAGTTTGCAGGGCCGCGCCGATTGAAAGCAGACACAGCATCGCCACTATTAAAATCGGTTTCTTCTTCATGTTAACTCCTACTATGCAACCATTCGCTCAGGAAATAAGGCTTTAACGTACCCTGTTGGGAATCTATACTCTTCCCCGTTGGAAGAACAAGTTTGGTAAACTCGTCAATCAGCGCAGTCTTTGTTTTTGACTTCGGATCATTTAAAATCCCCGGTGCCACCTTAATGGCGAGAATGTACGAAACGACTTTCTTCAACATCGGACCCCATGACGCGATAGTTTCCAGATCATACACATACTCGATTTGGATAATGTTGTAATCGTCGCCCTGACTCGTCACATAAGACGTATCCGTTGCCCATGCACTACTGGTAAAATCGCTGTCCACAAGATAGGTTACGTCATCGTAAGACAGATATTGACCGGCCAGATAATCAATGCTATTGGCGTCGTATTCAGCGGGCGACACGTAATGATCGGTCACAATTTTCGTACCCTCAATCTCCCACCCGGTCTCCTCGGAATTGATCGTCCACACCCGCAGGCAATCCGTCGGTTGCGTATATTGATAGGCATAACCGAACAACGGGGCCGATGTGTCCTGCATGAGAATCGTCCGCGTCTTGGCCTCGTTCCACGGATGAAGAACCATCGCCTCTTTTCTCGCGTCCTCGTAATGACGGGCGCATATCACGTACTGCTTCTCAGTTGTTAAGCCTTCCGTAACCGCGTGTTCGCTAATCAAATTGAGCGCGAGGTTATAAACCTTTTCCTGATCCGTCAGCGCCATTGTCTAACCTCATAAGAAGGAAAGGGGTTTTTACGCCCCCTCCCTTCCCGAACAGATTATCATTTGTCCATGACGTACAGCGTCGTCAGCGTCATTACAACGTCCTCGACGATAATGCCCGTCGCGAACTGAATAGACACAACGGAATCGGCCGTCAAAGGCGTTTGGCTGAACGTATCGAGCGCGACAATGCTCAATGCGACCGGACCCGCCGACAGGTCGGTAATCGCGCCGGACGCCGTCGCCGACGTACCGCCCACTTCAATCGTTCCCGTCGTGGCGTTATCGTTGTCGTCACACGAGAACAAAAAGCCGATGACGCGAGCATTCTTCGGTACGACGCCCATATTAAGCTCGGCCGTAGCCGCCAGGGTATCAGACGTCACGGTATATTTGTCGAACACCGACAGTACGGGCCGGTTCCATTGAGTCGCCAGGGAGTACATCCCCGTCGCCGCGTATTTCGTGTGTTCAACACCGTTTGCAGTCGTTAAAGCTGGCATTCGATACCTCCTTTCTTAGCTTGCAATCGAAGCACATTCGATTTTGATAACAAGATCTTCATGACGGCGTATGGCGTTACAGCCGAAATCGGCCTTGATTTGCCATACATCGCCCACGTAGTCCGGCATCCGGTCCACAGCGAACGTCGGGGCCAGGTGCGGTGCGAACGATATTGCCCCTTCCACCCACGCCCAGCATTCATAAACGTTCGTATCAGAGTCAATATCGTTACTCGACCCCAATGTAATGCCGTTGGTCACAATGAACTCTACGCCCATCAACGACCTGATCCGTCTCTCCATCAGGGCCTTGATATCCGACGTGTCCGTGCCCTGTAACTCGGCCTCTCGTCTTAAATCGGAGAGTTGGCGGTAGTTACAGGCGAGATACAACTTCGTCCCATCGGGTACGTCATATGACGCGAATTTCTCCTGCATCAAAACGATCTTATCTGACGTCAGGCCGGTGCTCGTACCACCGGCATCGCCTTCGAGGTCGGAGTCGTGGGGAATCGTTCGACCGGTGGCGTTGTCGATGGTCGTGTTAGTGAAGCTGTACGACGTGTCGCCGGGATTCTTTCCACCCGTTACCGTGGCGTCGAACGACTCGATAACCACGTCGCGCTTTTTCCGCTCTGTCCAATAGAGCATGTTCCGCATAAACGCGCCGCTGGGATCGGTATGGAGACCGATGTTGTCCTGCTTATCCACTAAAATGGGATCGGGATAAAACCATCGCGGATACAGCCATCTCCTGCGGAACGTATTGTCGCCGTGCGTGTGCTTGGCGAACCTCGTAGTCTTCTCTTTGCCTGCCGATACCCCGATGTCATCGAACGACAGGTACTCACCCGTTAAAGGAACGGTCTCAACCGCCCCGGCAAACGGGTTGCGCTTCTCCTGCGGGACGTCTGCGTAGCCCGCCGTGTACGCATTGATAAACATATCAATGTAATTAGGATCAGCCATTGCGCTATCTCCTTAACAAAAGTTGTTTTACGCGCTTTGGTTGTCCTTGCGGGCCGCTGCTAAATTTAACGTCTTATCGACGGACGGTTTACCGCCATCTACGGGCCATGAGGTTATCCGTTACGTTGTATGCAATTTGACAAATTCCTCCATAATCGCCTTATGGTTCGGATTCATCGGCTCCAAAAACGCCTTGTCTTTCATAATCTCCGCAATCCTCTGTTTCTTGTCCGCCGGGCTAATAGTCTCCAGTTTAGGTAAGGCGCCTTCTGTAATACGCTCACTTAACCCGATGAAGGCATCGACCATCTCGACGTCATCCGTCAAGCCCCGCCTCTCCAATAAGGCGAACACGCCCAGCTTCTCAGCGACGTCCTTGCCTTTGAGGATGAGCTTCTGTAACTCGGCGTCCGTTTTGATCCCGCGAGAACTCTTAATCGCGTCAACAGTCTCGCGCTTCGCCTTGTCAGCAGCCTCCGCCGCTTCCCGGTCGAGTTTTTCCTGGGCATCAACGATCGCTTTTGAAGCGTCCAATTGAAACTGAACGGCCTCATTCAAATGCTTATTGCTCCAGCCTCGCTTGTGAGCGTACTCTTTCAAGTTCTCGATCAAGCCGTCATCCAGCTTTAGCCCGTTGTCGTTGACGTCGAGTTTGTATCCTTTAGAGGACTTCGGCCTTCCGGTTTTGGTGTAATATTCCTCCCAGCCTATGGCGTCGTCTTCCCGATCAGGAATCGTCACAAGTCGCTCAGGCGGTACGCCCTTAAACGCCTCCAACTCGCTATACGCCTTCGCCAAATCACCGACACCCTTCCATCCCTTGTTATTCACAAGGTCCGCCATGCCTTCCGGGGCCGTCGCCAAATCACCGAACGACCCGTCGGGATTCATAAATCCGTCCATTTTAGTTCCTTTTTAATCTGTTCAATATATGTAGATACACTTTACGCTTACCCAATTTTATCAATGTCGAGTTGATATTCGGATCGTCTTCCTGAACGCAAGGGTGGTCGTAACCACAATACTTCCTCAAGTCTTCGATACACTTCTTACCGTGAGAATTCTGACTGATAATATTCCAGTCGTCTTTTATGTTGTCTGCTTCACTCATAAAACTGCCGCCAAACTGTCGGGCTCAATGGTCTGATTCACATTTTTGTAGGCTTTCGACCCGGTTTCGGCTAATTGTGTTGCCAGGGCCATATCCTGCTTGTCCTGCTCGGCTTGCCGTCGCTCATCCCGCACATCAGGGTCCACCAGAACGTCGGGCGGAACACCGGCATTCAACGCCGTCGTTCTAAACGAATCGTCTAAGTCGATATTGTCGAAAACCGGGTATTGCTCGGAATACGGTTGCCACTTTGCCAATACAGCCTCTATCGCGTTGGACTGCATATTACTCATCGCCAGGGCTAAACGGCCCTGGTAAACGATATCCATATCGAAATCGAGGTCGAGATCAAGATCGAGCAGGTCCAGCGTCCTCAAAATCAGGGGGTCCAAAAGCTCCTTTTGCAACGAACTGATCGACGGGGCCAATAAGACCATTTTTTCCTCAATCCGCTCCACGACCTCCGTTGCCGTCATGTTCCTGTAATTCGCCAGGGCGTTGAATAGATCGTTGTAGAAGTCGCTACGAATCTTATTCTCCCAATGAAGAATAACGTCACTGTTCAGCGCGGTATTCACACCGGTTTTTAACGGTTCGGGAGGCTTAGAACCCGGAGAAATGACGATCTTGCCGAACGGGCCGTACACCGGCTGGCCCACGACAGATTCTTCCTCAATAATTAGCGGCGGTCCGCTCGCCATTTCGGCACCGAAGATAAAGGCTTTCGTCATGCGGTCGAGCATTTTAATGTCCGGCAGATTCTCCGTCCCCGGACTCCGGCCCATAATCTCACCCGGAGCCTTCGTGAACCGGGCGATCTTGTACGGCATGGCGTCATAGCCCGGACTCGGAGAAACGGGTTCGACCAACTGCTTGTCCGCCATCGAAAGGAAAAGACTCACATAAGGTTTCGACCCGACTTTAGCGTCATAATCCGTGTTAGGAAATACGCAATGCACGAATTCAAACTTCGATTTCGAGGTCTGGTCGGCCTTTAATTCCTTTTCTACGCTATCGCCGGGCGATTTGAACGCCTGCTTTGCCTGACGGGCGGTGTACGTCATCCTCCGAAAAACCGTGTCGATCTCGCCTTTATAATTTTCCTCAAAGAACATATCGCCGATATGATAGGCGCGATAGACAATCTCGCCATTGAGCTTCTCTACGGAAATAATACCGGTCCCGAACACACAAAGACTCCGAATGGTTATGAACATCTCCCGCCGGAAATTCGACCGCCATATCGCCTGGTGAACCTGTTGACCGGCATCCGCCAATGACAGCTTTATGTTAGGGTCTTTATTCATCTTATCCAACCGGGCCATGAACTCAAACCACTGCGTTCCAATGGGCATGAGATAAGAGAATATCCCCGCCGTCATGCGTTTCGCGGCGTCCTGGGCAGTGGAATTGTAGATATTTACCGTTAAAACCCGCCCCTCAGTCTCTGACGCCACACTTCTGACGATGTCCTGCATCGGCGGCCAAACGTATTGGGCCGTTAAGGTCAGGGTGTTATCGTACACCGAACGCCTCATCTTTGCGTCCGTGTACCGTTCCACCAATTTGTCGGCTAAATTATTCACCTAACCGCCTCTTTAACGCATTTTGTATCCCGGCCATCATGGTCGATCTCCGGCCGGAAGTCTCCTGGAGCCTGCGACGCGCCCGTTTCTGCTCTTCCGTAGCCACATCCCTGACCTTAGACACGGGTTCGATCGTCTGCTGAGGGTGAACGTCGTATTTCGGGGTTTTGAATAAACTGCTCATTTAACCTCATCCATTCCCCTGCACCCACACTTGGCGCATCTTGGGCTGTGCCCGAAATCCGCCTTGTTATTTGTTCCGGCCTGCACTAAACCGCAGAGGCCGCACTTCAATTGCTTTTCTTTCTTCTTACTCATCGGGTATCAATCCTATAACGTTGTTCTGGCTCATAGCTAAATACTTCACGCCGTCCACTTCAACCTCCACCGCCCCATCTTTAACGAACAGAACGTGTGTGAACAAAACGGCGGGAACCGGCGGCGAGTTAGGGTCCGCACCATTAGCCGGTACCTGGATCAAGGGCTTAAAGCCCTGGGCCGACGTCTGAACAATGACGCCCGTCGTCTTACTGCCCTGGTCGGGCCGAACCAGGCATCGGCCCGATCTCAATACCAGGTTGTCGATTGTCGGAGTCGCCATTTTTAGACCGCCTTAATCGGAACATCTAAGGTATTGTCGCTTCCGGTAACCACGTTCCCGGCCGCCTTGGCAACGTTAATGTCGTAAGAACTCGCCAGTACTGCGGCGGAAATGATGCGATTGTCGATAATCGCAACATCGTCGCTGTCGTCGTCAATTCCTAACGTCGTGACGTTAAATACGTTCCCGCGTATCACGCTTTGCGTGCCCGTACAGTTGGACGCAATGTAAATCCCGATCCCGGTATGAAACTGGTTGTTCTCGACCGTACAGTGGTGGAAATACTTATTCGCTCCGCCCGCACAGTAAATACCGTGAGTCAAATTCGTGGACCCCGAACCAAACGTACAACCCTTCACCGTCATGTGGCTGGCGGTCTCGGTCGAAATGCCGTGCGTCGCCTGATAGGTCGAACCGTTCATAATCTCGCAGTCTTCGATAATCGTGGACCCGACAATCCCAAAGTCCAAAACGGGAAGAACGTCCTCGCACTCAAACCTCAAATTGTAAAGATGAAGTCCTAACGCCGTGCCCGTAATCGCCGACCCAGCGGATTCGGCGGGATGAATCTCCGTGCATTGGTCCGTACCCGGTATGCCCAAACCGATCATTCGACAATCATAGGGCGGGGTCAGGGCCTCAGCGTACACGCCGGGCGCAATGTAAATCGTATTGATCGACTTCGGGTAGTACGACCAGTCAATCCGAGCGTTACTGGCTGTAATCGCCGCCTGGACCGTCGCAAACGCCTGCTCCCACGAAAGACCCGTCCGGCCGTCATCGCCGTTCCACTTGTCCACGTAGTACGACCTGCCGCTATAAGGCATCAACGACGACCCGGCTGTGATTTCACCAAATGAGTTCAGAATAATCGACTGATTATCCACGGCTGTTTTTCTTAGTTTCGCTGCATACGTCGCCATTGGTGGCTCCTTTCAAACTGGACCTGCCCTCGCGGACGGTCGTTATCATCCCCTTGACGGGGACTTTCATAAAAAATACTCCGTGTTTAATACTAATTGCTTATTGGGCCTGTTGGGCTTGCTCGAAGACGTCTTGTTGGCCGCTAATAGAAAATAGTTCATGGCGTGGTAGTAATCGTCGGGCTTGCCACCCAATTTGCCCCGCCATGTCGTTTTGGGAACCCCGGTGTCGGGATGATTCACCGTAACCTTCGCCATTCGGGTCATCTGGTCGGCAAATTCATACACCGTGGGACACTCCCTCGGTAAACTCACCATGCCATCACTCACTACGTTGTGAGTCATATCGCTGACCTCATTGCGATTGACCTTCACAACCCCCGTCTCGCGGTTGAAGTCCGGACCCTGTAACTGCTGCTCGGAATATTGACAACGAAAAATAGCGTACTTTTCCTCCGATTGAAACCTCTTGACACTGTGAATGTCCGGGCCTTTATCAATGACACCGAATTTGACCCGCATGTCCGCGTTAAAATCGTGCAATTTCTGGAAGTTGTCGAACTCGCCAATATGTAAAATATGGTACGACCGCAACCCCGTTCGGAAACCCGTTACAACATTCAATTTGTCGTTCACGTCCACGCCTTGGCACGTCCGAACCGAAGACGACATGCGCAAACCGTCCCGACGACAACAATTTAAGACCTCCTGAACGCTTAATTGACAATCCGACTCTATCGACGCCCGGCCTAAAATCGATCGCTCAAACTCCACCATCTTGGCGTCCGAATCACAGTGGTTGTACCGGTACATATACTCCTCTAAGTCCGCCATCGGACTCACTAAGCCCGAAACCCAAAAAGAGCCTTCCCGCCTGTCGGGATAATCCGCAACCCAATCGCCGTCAGAAACGAATATCTCCGCACCACAATGAACGCACGACCGACGCCAACGACCACCAACCAACAAAACAGAACGCGGAAACGACTCCACTAAACACGTCCACTTGCCGCATGTTCCGCACTTGATCTGCCACTTCCGCTGATCGCCTTGATTGTAATATTCGTCAATACCAAAACCGGGGACCATCGGCGTGCCAAAATTCGACTCAATCCGGTGACGACTGTTGTTCAAACGCTGCTTCGACATCTCCACAACGTCAGGGTCCATTACGTCAACCTCGTCACGATATACCACGTCCCCGGAAATCGACTTCAAATTCAAACAATCCTTCGCCGCCCCCGCTCCCATGCTCTCCATCTGAGCGCCAACAAAAACGATCGAACGACCGTTGATCGTCTTTATGCTCGCCGAATCGTTCGTTACCATCCGCTTGAGAAATGCGTTGCCCTGAATGATCGGAGAAAACGCCACCTTCGACATCTTCTCCGCCTGCTTCACCGTCGGCATCATGTAAATGATGTTCTGCTCGTACTTACCATACGCACAACCATGATAAGCATCCAAAATCTTGAACGTGGTCTCGCCAACCTGACTGCCCTTCTTGATGCTCGTGACCCGCTTGCCACAGTCCTCCTGACCGACTAAGTAAGGACGGCCACCCAAAGAAAAACGAACACCACCCGCTAAACGAATCCCTCGCTGATCCGCCCAGGTCAAACAACTGACCGACATTGCCTGTCTTAAATATGACACCAAAGTAAACCCCCCCAAGGGTTCAACCTTTTACTATTTCCTGCGTTCCATTATTTTGTATTCTCCCGTGTTTCTGGAGCCTCAGTAAGGTTGTTCATGGTCAAGATTGTGGGAAAATAAAAAATTCTGTGAGAGGAAGGTACTAATGTCGGCGGCGGCGGCCCCCTTCCCTGCCCCCACCCCCTTCGGAATTTCGTTCTTTTGTCGTGCCTGCCGCATTTATAACCTCGTATTGAATAGAATCTAAAGAACCGGTTCAAACGGCCTTTTTGGCCCCTTTATCAGCCTTCTTCCGATTGAACTTGTGAGCGATGAGCGTAATAGCCTGCTCATCCTCTACGTTGGGCTTGTCCTTGTCCAAGTCCTCTGTGGCCTGCACGGAGCGAGGAGATAAGCCGTAACAGGCTGAAAGCACGAATTCGGCGCCTCGACTGGTCTCTCGGTGGTTCAATCGCTCCTTATAACTGGCCCTTAATCTGGCCTTCGCGCGCTTGACGAAGGGAGTATAATCCTGCTTTTCCCCCGGTTTCTGGCTCATTTTGACATATTCGTCGAACGAGTCTGGATCGAGAAATCCGCAGAACAAGGCCATATCGTCGTCGTTGGGCCATTGACCATCTGGATTATTGGGTTGGCATTGCTCGAAGTATCGGTCGAGTTTGCTGCCTAAAGCCTTTGCTGTTTTGTATCTACGCGGTGGCGGCATCTTTTTTATCCTCTTTTCTTGGCCTTCCGGGTCGCTTTTTGACCGGTTTTGTGGCGATATCTTCGAGGTTTTCGATTCTCTTGTAGATCTCTGCAAGGTGTTTTGAGAGTGTAATACAGTTGCGCAAGGCTCTTGGTTTAATCTCCATCGCTATCCTCCGGCTTGACTATCTCTACTATCTCTCCGCTGGCAGGCGTGAGGTAATCGAGTATCGTTTGGCTGATAATCCCTGCGACTCCTATGATACCGATACATATCATTTGCTCTCGGCTATCGCTTTGGAGTACGCAGATCATTGCTGTGATGGATACTCCTAATTTGCGACTTGCAAGTTTATCCATAAAGTTATCCATTATCTTCCCCTGCCTGTCTTTCTCGTGGTCTTACAACCCCCTCGACCTGATCCATCGTGTTTTGGTGTGCCTTTAGCCATGATTATCCTCTGTACTCTGTCCGACACCGGCTGATCTCATCTCTTTCTTCTGGAGTCGGATCGCCGTAGTGATTATCCGGCCCTGTCGCGATAGATAGCTCTTTTTCCTGTTGTTCCTTGTATTCACGAGCCTGTTCCGCCAAAATTTCATCTCTCTCTTCCGGCGACAGGTTCATCAATTCCTTTGCGTTCATTACGCTATCCCTTTGCTCGCTGCGTTGGTTAGATTTACGAGTGCAGACGTTAAATCCTCTTGACAGCTTGTGAGATATTGCATCTGCCCTACATCCCGATCACCATACTCACTCACAATCACCTTGCGGAGATCCTCTATTGTGTCCAGGAGCTTAGCTTTAACCGGTTCAAGTTGTTGTTTTGTTATCATCGGTAGAACCTTTGGATGTACTCGTTAAGCTCTCTTAACTTTTTGGCCGTCAGTTGCCTCGGCTTGTCTGGATTGCAAGCCATGACGGCTACGACCTGTTTCTCTTTTTTGCTTTTTATACCGCTCGATCCCATAAGGTTTTCGCCCGTTTTTTACGATTCCTCGCTCTCGCTGCAATTATCTCATCCCAATTCTTAGAATACTCCAGATGTGTAATCCTCATCTTGCGCTCAATATCAATATCGTTATCAGGATTGCTCAACTCTAATGCTTCTGTTGCTCGCATTTCTTCTTTTCTCCCTCTTTTAACAACCTCTCAGCAACTTTATCATATACCGTGCTCATATGTTCATCCCGGCTCAGTGAACGCACGCGGATATTAGATGGTGTGAGTCTATATTGATTCTTCCTGCTCATGCTAACAACCCCAGTTTCTTCAACTCTTCCTGAACGCGGCCGGCGGCAATTTCTCCCTTTAACGACTTTTCCGTATTCAAGGTTTCATCCGTCGATTTGCGAGTAGAACGTCGAAAAGATATCACTTTCCCTTTTCTCTCTTCTTCTCTCTCTTTATTAGGGGCTACTATAGTGTCCTCGGTAGGGATACTATAGTGTACCTTGCAGGGATACCATAGTGTCCTCTCTTTCAGAGAATATTTGGGCAAAAGTGAGATAATCATTACCCTTGATGTATATGGTTTCCCATGCCGGGTAATGGTTGTTAAGCCCCGTCTTATTATTTTCTTCTCAAAGAGCGAGTGAATTAATCTTTTCACATAGCTTACTGATAACCCTATATTGGAGGCAATTGTTTCATTGCTGCCAGTCCACGGACTTGGCCAATATCGCCCGATTTCGATTAGGACTAATTTTTCAGCCGGCGTAATATCCGGGTGCTCCATGACACAATCGTATGCCATTGCATACTTTGGAGGCTTGCGCTTTGATGCCATTATCTTTCTCCAAGAAAAAAGGCCGACAAGGGTAAATTTCTTGGAGGAAAGATACCCCTATCGGCTTATAGCCTATGTCCGTAATGTATCCGTTACAATCCATTACTCTCATCTATACAGCTATTTCAAGTTTGCGGTTGATCTCTGCCTCTTCATCGGCTATCCATTGGCGAAGTCGCGCAGACGATTCCCGAATTACAACTGATTTTCCCGTTCGAGGATTATACCGATGTGCTCTTGGATTGTCTGGATCGAACGGTGCGCTATTGATTCTCAAATGAGGAAAGTTGGGTGCGAAACACGGCGTTTGTGGTCGTGCCTTTTGCAAGCAACCTTTGTTGATACCATCCATGTTGTATCGTTTATAATCCATCACTCTATACTATATACGTGCGATTTTGCCGTTGTCCAGCACAAAATTATGGTCCAGGGTAAAAATGTTCTTGACAAAATCTATATACTCATCAAGTCGGTCCTCCCACAATTTTCCCTTTGTTTTCGATGCCGTCGCGTAACCAAAGTCGAACTTCCTCAATATATTGGCGCTGATCTTCGGCAATCATTGATTTTATTATATGGCGTTTGCCTTGTTTTCCCGTTTTGGGTTTTGGTTTTGGTTTGCTCATTTCTGACCTCGTTTTTGGAGGGTGCTATAGTACTCGTTGGCCTGAGATCGGCCAACCTGGGCCATCCTGGGGCGTCGATCTTGACAAACAACTCTCTAAATTAGGACATCTACGGACAAACACTACCCATCCTGCGACAAACGAGCCTTTTCAGCCTCCTCAAACGTCGCGCCGGGGTGCTCATCCAGATAGCGCCAATAAAATTCAAATAGTTGCCACGTTTCCTCAAACGATCCCGGTTTGGGTTTTACGTTCCCCATTCTTCTGGCATTTTTTCGTACTCTGCGCATAATTTTACCCTTGTTTCGACCGGCAACAGCGGGACAAAATAACCTTGCCGGTAGGACTCAATGTTGTTTTTGTTTTTCGGATGTGCGCATATGAGTCGCTGCGACTCAATGTAATCCACGTATTTACACGTTCGGCACTTCATTTTTTGCTCCTCGGACAGCCTTTTTTGATCCATTGCTCGATGGTGGCTTGTTGCCAACGTATTGCTCCGCCGATACGCAATGGCTTCGGGATTTTCCCGTCGATCACGTACCGGCCGACGGTCCTTGTAGTCACACCGAGCATCTGAGCAACGTCTTTAATCGTCCATAATCTCTCTGTTTCCATGTTTACTCCTTATCTAACATCACAAATAGTTTAGCGTTTCCATTTTCTTTGATTTTCTTCACATCTTTTTTTATCAATTATCGGCCCTTATAGCTCAAAAACCGCTATTGTCAACATTTTTCTATTATTTTCTCAAAAAAGGCTTGACTTTACAACAGAAATAGTCGATAATATATATAGTCAATGATGTTGATCTTTGACAAGTAAATAACGGGCAAGCGAAAAGAAGGGACGGGCAAACTATTATGACAATCATCGAACAAATCTTAAGCATAAAAAAAGACACGTCTATACTATGGCAATACGGCAAAAGTAAAAAGGATGTTCTGGGAGAAATCCAAGAAGCCGTTGACGGTTTAATCGCAGCAAAAAAGTACCTGCCAGAGACATATAAAATCAACGAAGTTGTCGGCGTTCCAGAATGGTTCCAGCTTAAAGATCGTAAAGTTGGAATGAGTTATTGTCAAATCAGCAATTACGTTAAGTACATCATCCGTACAGGACGGCTACTTAAGAGACCATACAAAATCGCTAACCATTATTAGACAATAGCTTGCCCGTTATTGTAGCCTTGGCTAAAGATAGGCTGTAGTGGTGCGAATCCATGACAAGGCTTTAGATTTGAATAGATAAGTTAAGAAAGATATTCACAATGACGACTACCAAACAATCCAAAACACAATCACGGGCGCTCGAAGGTTTAAATCGATGTGGTAGTCGTCTGCCGGAGAGCGCCCATCTTTTAAGGACGACTACCATGAAAGACAAACCGCACAATATGATCGAAGTCATCGAATTTTGTAAGACCCACCATTTACCGGCTGATATTGTCGGTCGATGGGTTTGGGTAAAATTCGAGGAAAAACCATCCACTGAAACCCGCACTCTACTAAAAGACTATGGTTTTCGATGGTCGAAACGACGTGGAGAATGGGCGCATAATTGCGGCCATCCGACAAAGCCGGGCCATTGTATCCCTCGCGAAAAATACACTGTGCAGCATATTGAAGATGAAAAGGCGGTGGCATAATGATACGAGCAATCACGCTACCGGCAATAAACAAAACTGTATCTTTGGCTCAATATGTCAAGGCTATCAAAATAGCCAAAGCAAATCCCGACGTGGAGTTTAAACATGGATTGACGTGTTGGTGGCCCTGTAAAGGCTCACAAATTATGCTGCAATTCCGGGATGGTATGATGCAAAGAATCAGTGAGGCGCGGCCATATGTTACGCGCGGGATGGACGGTGAATGATGAACTTGTATGAGCAATACAGACCGAAAACCTTTGACGATGTATTAGGCCAAGATAAGGCCGTAACGAAAATTCAAAGACTAATTGCGCGCGGCTGGGGCGGCCGCGCGTACTGGATCAGTGGGGCCAGTGGTACGGGCAAGACGACTATTGCCAAGATTATCGCCGGGATGAAAGCCGACGAGCATTTTACCCTTGAATTTGACAGCGCCGACAAAGTTGGCGTATCCGATATGGATTACATTGACGAGTTTCTTTTGTACGGCGCATGGGGCAAGGGCGGCAAGGCTATCATTATCAATGAGGCGCATGGACTCCGCAAGCCTATCATTCGACGTTTGCTCGGAGTATTAGAGCGCCTACCGAAACACGTCGTGATTATCTTCACAACGACCAAACTCGGAGAAAAAAAGCTATTCGAGGATGAGATTGACGCTAACCCTCTTTTATCTCGATGTGCTAAAATAGAATTGACAAATCAAGGTTTGGCCGCGCCGTTTGCCGAACGCTGCCGCGAAATTGCCCAGGTTGAAAATCTGGACGGAAAGCCTATCAAAGCCTATATCAATCTGGCTCAAAAGTGCCGAAACAACTGTCGTGAAATGCTTATGGCGATTGAATCCGGCGAAATGTTAGTATGAACCTCTAATAAAGGGTAGGAAAATGAAGACGTTTAAACCAACAACCAGTCAAATTTCTATCGCCAACACTGTATTTAAGGCAATGGCGTACGAACAATGTGTCCGGCCCATAGTGGAAGGATACCAACGTCGAATCTTGGCCGATTTACAATCGCCGCCCGCCCTGGATTATGGCGACGATTCATCGGCCCCCAAAATCGTACTGGAACCGAAACACTCGTATTTATTGCCTGATGATGTGTTTAAGGTTTACCATGCACGATGCCAAAAAGCGAGAGACGCAGCGGGATTTAAGGTTGACCATCCCGATAAGTGCCCGCTGCTGATCGCCGAGCACCTTGTGATCCAAGCAAAACAAGCATTGATTGAAGAAATGGAACCGGTAACGGGCTTATCATTGGATATGTTAACGCAGGCTGGGCTTGACAACTACCACCAATATATTGAGTTGACCCTAAAGTTATTGGCCCCCTTTGTTCCTCATGACGCAAAACTCAAAATAGCATAGCCCAAACGCCCGCGCTGCGGTGTGGGCGCTTGTGCTATGTGAAATGTAAATCTTAATCTTAATGAAAGGGTAAGAAAATGAAAAAACTGAAAGCAATCAAAATAGTGGACACCGACGAAGTTTATCTATTGACCGAAAATGGTGGTTATGTCCCATCGCTCGGTGGATTTACTACTTACGATGATGGGTGGTTTCTTCCGGACTGGACAATTGAAGATATTGAGGTGGACCATAATATTTTCGACGAACTTCCGATGATCGAATTAGAAAGCAGCGGCATAGTTGCCGACGACGATTTTATTTACGTGTAGTAATTCCTGCCGCACCGCCCAGCGAGATCTGGGCGGACCGATGGGAATTGATAATTAACCGAAAACACATAATGAAAGGGTAGGAAAATGACACGAGACGATTATGAATTATTCTGTGAAAAGGTAAATTCGGACAGTACGGCGTATGATTATGATGGGGC